GTCTTGCTACACTTTCGACGATCAACGACTCAAACTGGTCTGGCACTGACCTAGCCATTGCAAATGGCGGCACTGGCGCATCAGATTCTGGAACTGCTCGAACCAATCTTGGCCTTGCTATTGGCACAGATGTTCAGGCATATGACGCCGATCTTGCAGCCCTTGCTGCGCTTTCAACGAATGGCATGATTGCTCGCACTGGAAGCGGCACAGTTGCGGCCCGAACAATTACTGGTGGCACTGGCGTCACAGTTACGGATGGTGATGGTGTCAGCGGAAACCCAACAATCGCTGTTTCTTTGACGAGCAGTCAGGTCGGCGATGCTACTGCTGGTCTTTCACTTGGTGCTGTTGGAACATATGCTTTTCTTTGGCGGGACAACACATCAATAGTCGAAGGAAGCACCTATGCAGGATCAACTCTAACTTATGCGTCTATGTGTGATGATGGCGCTACTGCAGTAGCATCTAACCTGTATAGAGGTAGCGGGCTTGCGCGAACATCTACAACGCCTTCTGGAACTTGGCGGGCAATGGGTGCGGGGTCATTTGGTGGTGATGCCTATGGTCAAACAACAGTCTTTTTGAGGATTTCGTAATGAAATACCGCAACGCAAAACATCTTTCCGATGGTAGGATCGACTGTGAAATCGAACACCCGCACTATGGGTGGATTCCATTCACTTGTGATCCAACAGATGCTGGAGCGCAATTCGATACCGCTGAGTTGCACTCTCAAATGGCTGCTGATCCGGCAACTGCAGCCTACGTTCCACCAACTGCAGAAGAACTTTACGCCAAAAACTCTACAGAAGTTCGTGCTCGAAGAGACTACCTTCTTCAATCCGAGGTTGATCCAATCGTTAGCAATCCTCTGCGCTGGGCTTCTATGCCTGCTGAAAAGCAAGGCGAGTGGGTAGCGTATCGTCAAGCTTTGCTCGACATCCCGCAGCAAGATGGTTTTCCGGCCAATGTAGACTGGCCCGTTAAGCCTGAGTGACAGCTATGAATACACTCGTTTCCGCTCATCAGCGTTTGGACAAGCTTGAGCCAAAGGTTGATCAGCTTGAAAAGGATGTGGCCTCTGTGAAAACAGAGGTTCACGTTCAATTCAAGGAGGTCTTCAACAGGATCAAGAGGATTGAATCCATCCTCATAGCTGCGGCTGGCACGATCATCATGCTGCTTATCTCTGTGCTTCTCAAGATGGGATAAAACGCCTTGCTTGATCCTGTAAGCGCCATAGCTCTGGCTTCGAGCGCCTACAGTGCAATCAAGAAGGGCATTGAGTTTGGGCGTGAACTTCAAGACATGAGTGGACAACTGTCCCAATGGGCCAGCGCAATCTCTGACTTGGAGTATTTTGAAAGGAAGATAGACGATCCCCCTTGGTATAAGGCGTTTAACAGTAGCGCCCAAGCTGAGGCCATGGAGGTCTTTGCTGCCAAGAAGAAGATAGAAGCGCAGCGCAATGAGCTTCGCACCTACATACAGTTTAGTTACGGCCAGAGCGGATGGAACGAGTTTCTCAAGATGGAAGCTGACATCCGCAAGCGCAGAGCGGCGCATGAACATCGCAAGGCAGAGATCAAGGAGATGATAATCTCAGGCATTTTGATCTTCCTTATGGTATCAAGTGTCACTGCTTTTCTTGCCTTTATCCTGTGGCTTTATCTGGAGCAGAACAGATGACCCCGAAGAAGCTCGAACCCAACAGCCTGTTAGACGCAGCAGATCTGGACGGCGATGGCACTGTCAGCAACTCTGAGATCAATCGGCACGAGAAACTGCTTCGCATCGAGAACTGGGACAAACAACAGGATCAACAGAGGCATATGGCGTGGGTAGCCATGGGCTCGATGGTCTTGCTGACACTTGGTCTAATTCTGCCCATCCTTCCAACAGAGCGTGTAGAAGTGCTGAATGGTCTGATGACCATGTTCTATACATCTCAAGCTGCCGTGGTTGCTGCCTTCATGGGGGCAAGTGCTTACGTCCGCAGACATGAGCGGAGCAGTGATGATTAAGTTTCTTCTCTTGTTTTTATTTCTCACTGCTTGCGGCGCGCTTCCGCTTGGTATGCTTGGTGGAGGTGGACCGAATGTTGCTGCGAATGTTCAGGCTGGAAAGGAAAACACTCAGCAAGTTGTAGCTAACCAACAGAAGACAGAGGCTGGTCGCGATATAGTCACAACGACCAAGCAGATCGAAGCCGCGTCTGTTGAGAGCGTGACAATCAACAATGTCGAAGACATACCGATCTGGCTTTGGATTGCTTTGGTTGTTGGCTGGGTTCTGCCATCTCCTAGTGAGATAGCTCGCAGTATTGTAGACTTGTTCAGGAGGAAGAAGTGAAAGAGAACTTCGATGCTTGCCTTGAGATGCTGCTCAAACACGAGGGCGGTTACGTCAACCATCCCAAAGACCCCGGCGGTGAGACAAACTTGGGCGTCACCCGCAAGGTCTGGGAAGAGTGGATTGGCAAGCCTGCTGCGCCAGACGCAATGAGAAAGCTGACAGTGAAAGATGTGGCTCCGCTGTACAAGAAGCTGTACTGGGACAAGGTGCGTGGCGACGACCTTCCCGGTGGCGTGGACTGGGCCGTGTTCGACTGGGCCGTCAACTCTGGCACTGGCCGCGCGGCAAAGGCGCTACAGAAGATTGTAGGCGTGACGCCTGATGGCGGCATTGGGCCTGCGACGTTGGCGGCTGTCGAGAAGAAAGACCCGAAAGAGATCGTGCAGGACATGGCGGATGCACGCGAGGCTTTCTATCGTGGTCTCCGCACGTTCGACACCTTTGGTCGCGGATGGCTTCGCCGGAACGAAGAGACGCTACACACAGCCCTTGATATGGCAAGCAAGCGTACATGGGTTGGTCGCATTGCCTCTGCTGTCAAGGGAATGGGCCAGTAGCATCCGGCGTTCTTTGGTGTATACTGTGCCGGGATCAGGGGTCTGCTCATGCCGCTAACCAAGCTACAGTTCCAACCGGGCATCAATAAGGAAACCACCTCGTACAGCAACGAGGGCGGCTGGTTTGACATGGACAAGATGCGCTTTCGCGCAGGTTTCCCAGAAAAGATCGGCGGTTGGGTAAAGCTGGGACTACAGTCCTTCTTGGGGACATGCCGCGCTCTGCATGCGTGGAGAACGATCAACCTAGATAATTATATGGGTCTCGGCACCAACCTGAAGTACTACATCGAAGAGGGTGAAGGCTACTACGACATCACGCCCATCAGGGCAACGACCGCTGCTGGTGATGTGACATTCGCTGCCGTTGACGGCTCTTCTATCCTGACAGTTTCTGACACGGCGCATGGCGCAATAGCTGGGGACTTTGTGACGTTCAGTGGCGCAGTCAGCCTTGGTGGCCAGATCACAGCGGCAATACTCAACCAAGAGTACCAGATCGCCACCATCATCAATGACGATTCCTACACGATAGTGGCTCGTGCAGTAGCCACGGTGGCTGACATTACGGTCAACGGCCAATACACGCCGACACCTGTCGCGGCGGATTCTTCTGATGTTGGTGATGGCGGCGCTGCCATTGTTGGGGCTTACCAAATCAACGTTGGTTTGGATACCGCGATTTTTGGTAATGGCTGGGGCGCTGGAGCGTGGAGCAGAGGTACTTGGGGGTCTGGGGCGTCTGTTAACACGCTGACGGACACACTTCGCGTATGGACGCATGACAACTTCGGCGAAGACCTCATCATCAACGTGTATAACGGCGGGATATATTACTGGGACGCTTCTTCTGGAGTGACGGCAAGAGCAGTTCCGCTGACAAGCCTGAGCGGTGCTAGCAATCCTCCAACTGTCGCGGCGAAGGTCATCGTATCTGACGTTGACAGGCACGTCATTGCATTCGGTTGCAATCCGCTTGGAAGTTCGACGCAAGACCCATTGCTTATCCGTTTCTCAGATCAGGAGAACGCAGCAGACTGGACGCCAACAACTACAAACACGGCAGGTGATCTTCTTGTTGGCTCTGGGTCAAGGATTGTCACGGCAGTCGAGACACGGCAGCAGATATTCGTTTTGACAGACATTTCTGCCCACGCGATGCAGTATCTTGGCCCTCCGTTCACCTTCGGCATTAACATGCTGGCAGAAGGAACGACAGTAGCCGGGCCGAACGCTGCTGTAGCTGTGGACGACAGCGTGTTTTGGATGGGGCAGACAGAGTTCTATGTCTACAACGGCTCTGTGCAGAAGCTGCCATGCTCCGTTAGGGACTATGTGTTTTCGAACTTCAACGCTAACCAGATCGAAAAAGTCTATTGCTCGACTAATACGTCGTTTGCAGAAATATGGTGGTTCTACCCTTCCGCCAACAGTGAAAATATCGACAGGTATGTCGTTTACAACTACGAGCAGAATGTCTGGTACTACGGCTCTATGGCACGCAGTTCGTGGCTTGACCGTGGTGTCGTTGGCTTCCCGATAGCCGCTGGTCTGGATGGGTATCTCTATTACCATGAGAATGGTTTCGACGATGGCGATGTGGCAGTTGAGTTCCTGAACGTGATGTCAGGGA